GGGTACTTCCGGCGGGCGGGAGAAACCCCAAATGGCGACGAAGAAGGAACTGAACGAGCGCCGGAACGAGATGTACGGCGATATTCAGCGGATGCGCGACCTCATCACCGAGGTCGGCGACGACGGCTCAGAACGCGGCTTCCAAGACAACGAGCGGGAGCAGTGGGACCGGATCAACGGCGACTACGACACCGTCATGGCCGAACTCCAGGCCATCGAGGACCAAGAGGCCATCCATGCCCGAATGAGCGAACTGGAGACCCATCGCCGGCAAATCAGTCGGTCGGTCTCCCACACCCGCCGGGACGCACCCAATGAGGAGGACCGTGCTCTAGCGCTCCAGGCGTGGTTTCTTCGTGGCAAGCGGGCCACTCTCACCGAACGGCACCAGGAGGCATGCCGGCGACTCTCGTTCGATCCGTCTCCCACCGAGATCGAGATTGATCTGTGTCGCATGGACGACGTGAAGAGCGCCCAGATGATCGCCCGATCAACCCACGAATCCCAGGTCATCGCCACCCTTAGCCAGCATTTCGAGAAGCGAAATCTGGCGGTGTCCGTTGGCGCCACGGGCGGGTTCGCGGCCCCCCAAGGATTCGTCAACTCCCTGGAGGTCAACATGCTGGCCTTCGGCGGGATGCTTCAGGTCGCGGACATCATGCGGACGGACAGCGGAAACGACCTCCCTTGGCCGACTGCGAACGACACCAGCAATACTGGTGAGCAGTTGGGCGAAGGTGCCTCGATCGGGTCCAGCGTCGACCCCACGTTCGCCCAGAAGATTTTCAGGGCGTACAAGTTCTCGTCCAAGCTCATCAAGATCAGCACCGAGCTGATGGAGGATTCGGCGTTCGACATGGCGTCGGTCATCGGCCGCTTGGCTGGTGAAAGGCTCGGACGCATCTCGAACACCAAGTTCACGACTGGCACCGGTGCAGGCACGCCCAAGGGAATCACGCTTAGCTCGACGGCCGGTGTCACAACGGCATCATCCACAGCGATCGCGTTCGATGAGGTGTTCAACCTGATCCACTCAGTTGACCCTGCCTATCGAACCGGGTCCAGCTTCATGATGCACGACAACGTCGTGTTGTATATGAGGAAGCTCAAGAACGGCATGGGCGATTATCTCTGGCAGTCCGGGCTCCAGCTTGGTGTGCCGGATCGGATTCTGAGCTTCCCATATGTCGTCAACCAGGACATGAGTTCGACGATCACGAGCGGCGACATCACGATTGAGTTTGGCGACCTGTCCAAGTACAAGGTGCGTCAGGTTCGCGGCGTTCGATTCGTGCGGCTCAATGAGTTGTATGCGGGCACCGACGAAGTCGCGTTCATCGCGTTTCTCCGTCAGGACGGCGACCTGCTCGACGCGGGCACGGCTCCGGTCAAGCACATCGTTCAGGTCTAATCAGACCACGGAGGCATAGGCAATGGCGACAGCGACGAAATCGGGAAAGACGAACACCTACATCTGCGCGACCATCTGGAACAAGGACGGGACGGGCAAGGAGTACATGCCCGGCGACCGCATCGAGTTGACCGCCGAGGAGGCCATCAACGCTCTCAAGCGCGGGAGCGTCAAGCCTCTGAGGTCGGAACCGCGCAAGGCCGTGGATGTTCCGATGAGCGCCGAACAGCGTGTGATTATGGACGAAATCAAGCGAATCGAGGAGGCCGAGCTGGCCTCAGACGATTAGGAGCGACGACATGGGTTCGATCATGACGGAAACCGCCGAGATCCAGCTTGGCAAGGATATTGTGTCAGACGGGACGTCCGAGGTCTTGACCGCAGTTGAGGACATGCAGGGCTTCGACGAGATTGTTTATATCGTCAAGCTCGGCGACGTGGATGCGGCGGCGGTCATGACGTTCACGCCGAAAGAGAACACGGCTTCCAGCACGTCGTCCCCGACTCCCACGGCCGTGACCCTTACCAACATTGCTGGCACGGGCGCGACGATCTCCAGCGGCGCCGCGACGATCACCGAGGACACGGGCAACCTGGACGACAAGATCATCGTCATCACGGTGTCCGGTTCTGCGATCTCCAATCGCTATCACTTCCTGTCCATCACCGTGGCAGACGAGTCGTTCGAGGTGGACTCCATCATCACGATCAAGCGCAAGGCCAGCGGCGTTCCTGTGACCCAGCCGTCCGACGTGGCACTGCACGCATCGGCGCAGAGCTGATAGGAGGTTCCAATGGGAGCAGCAGCAGAAGCCGGGCACCATCCGAACCGGGTCTATCAGGATCAGGATGGCGACATCCACCTGAACGGAGGGGCCATCTACCCGGACAGCGGGCAGCAGGTGGCGGCGGGTGGGACACTCACCCTGACTGCCGACAGCCACGCCGGGAAGATGATCAACCTCGACACGGCGGCGGGTTCGGTCGTGACCCTCCCCGCCGCTACCGGATCGGGGAACATCTACCGATTCCGCGTGTCGGTGCTGGCCACTACTAATAGCCACATCGTCAAGGTGGCGAACACATCGGACGGCATGCAGGGAATCATCGTGATGATGGACGACACGGCGAACAACGCTGAGGCGTTCGCCGCAGTGTCAGGCACATCCGACACCATCACCCTGAATCGTTCCACGACGGGCTCCGTGACGCTTGGAGAATGGTTCGAGGTCGAGGACATCGCCGCAAACCTGTTCCATGTGCGTGGGGTACTGACCAACACCGGCACGTCGGCGACTCCGTTCTCGGCCACCGTGAACTAGGGGTGACGCATGGCGATGACATTCACGTATGCGTCGTTTGGTCCCTACGAGCGGATCACGGCAACTTGGACCAGCGATGGCGATGGCGATGCTGCTGGAACGTCCATTGCGTTCTTCGGCGATCTCATCAAGGGCATCACGGTTCCTGACGGGACTGCCGCGCCCACCGCCGACTACGACATCACGCTGACCAACGAGTACGGCGTCGACATCCTCGCCCTCTGCGCGGACAACCTCGCCGATCGCCACACATCCAACACCGAGGAGGTCTACTTCAACCTGGATGACATCGGGGGTGGGCTTGCTATCGGAGCCTACCCGATCGTGCATGGTCCAATCACCGTGACTGTTGCCGCAGCCGGCGTGACTAAGGCCGGTGTGCTTCACCTATTCGTGTTCAGGCGAGGATGAATGGCGCGCACACTCGTTACTGGTCCTCTCGCGGAGCCCCTGAGCGTGGCGGAAGCCAAGGCCCAGTGCCGCATCGACACGACGGACGAGGACGCGCGTATCCGGTCGTTCATCATCTCGGCTCGACGCTGGATCGAGCGAACCTACGGCCTCGCCCTCGTCAACCAGACGTGGGACTTCACGCCCGAGGACTACGACGGGACGGAACTCGATGGCTTTCCACCTGCGGACGAGGGGATCAGAGCCCCGCTCTATCCCCTCTCGTCCGTTACTTCCGTGACCTACGTGGACTCGGACGGGGCAAGCCAGGTGTGGGCATCCTCGAACTACGTGGTGCAGACGGGGACCATTCCAGGCCGCGTACGTCTGGCGTACGACGCATCGTGGCCTACCGCCCGAGTCCAGCCGAACGCCGTGGTGGTCCGCGCGGTCTTCGGCTACGGGGCGGCGGCTACGAGTGTGCCTGAGAACCTTCGGTACGCCATCGCCCTGCTGGTGGGCAACGCCTTCGAGAACCGCGAGGCGTCCATTGTGGGCGTGCCCCAGAAGATCAAGTTCGGGGTTGACGAGCTGGTGGCCGCTGACGGCATCGTGGAGGTCTCCTGATGCGTGCCGGCATGCAACGCCACCGGATGACCGCCCAGGCCCGGACGGTCGCCACGGACGAATACGGGGACGTGCAGGGCGGCTCTTCGTGGGACGCCATCACGACCCTGCCCACCGGCCGAATCTGGTGCGAGATTGAACAACTGTCGGGCAAGGAAGGCGAGATTGCGCACTCAATCCATCCGACCGCAACCCACCGCATTCGCACACGCTACATGAGCGAGATTGACTCGCTCGGGCCGGAGGATCGTTTCACCTGGACCAAGAACGGATTGACCCACACGTACAACATCGTGGCTCGCGACGACAAGGGGCATCGCGAGCGGATGATTGAGTTCATGGTGAAGGAGCTTGTCTCCTGATGGCCGCTTCATCCGTAAGAGTCAGGCTCATCGGAGTCCGGGAGACTGAGCGTGCGTTGGCGGGCATGAAGGAAGCCTCGAAGCGCCGTGTGCTGCGACCGGCTATCCGGGCCGGTGCGTCCATCGTCAACAAGGCAGCCAAGGTCAACGCGGCCCCGTCCAACTTCGAGGACTCGCTCGGAGGGCTCAGGCGGTCGCTGGGCATCAAAACCGGGACCATCAAGCGCGGAGGCGGCGTGTATGCCGTCGTAGGCGCTCGCAAAGGCCAAGGCGAAAAGCCCGACGAGCGAGTGAAGGGCGGCGTTCGCAGGCCGTTCCACTACCTCCACCTCGTCGAAGGCGGCACCAAGCCGCACATGGTCGGCAGTCGCCATCACCCCGGCGCCAAGGCCAATCCGATTCTCACGCCAGCCTACGAGGACAACAAGACCCAGATCGAGACGACCGTAAGGGCACGTCTTGCGCAGGAGATCGAGAAGGAAGCCCATCGTCAGGCAGCCAAGGCCGCTGCGAAGGCGGTGCGCTGATGGCGATCGAGCGGGCACTCGTGCAGGAGCTTGAGGACGACACCGGCGTGGGCGACCTGTGCGGCGATCGAATCTACGCCCGCAAGGCGCCCCAGAATCCGACCTATCCCTACGTCGTCTATCACATCGACGGCACGAATGAGCACACGTACTACCAAGGTGGCGTCTCAGGTCTAGCTCAACTGACTGTGGGAATCACCGTGGTTGCCGAGACCTACGGCGAGGTTGTCTCGCTCGCGCTTGCGGTCGCCAACGCGATCCAGGGCAAGCACGGAACTCTCGGCAGCGGTGGTGGGGACGACGAGGAATCGGACGTATACGTGCAGCTCGTCAACTGGTTCGACACCGACGAGAAGGTAGACGAGGGGTCCGACGACATCCTGTTCGGGCGCACCCAGGACTACGAGATTTGGTACCACGAAGCAATCCCGTCATAGGAGGCGGTCATGGCGACTGACATCGGAACCGGAACGACGATCACTTGGGGAACTTCCTCGTTCGCTGCCGAGCTGTTGGACTTGAACTGGACCGGCATCTCCCGCGGCGCGATCCCGACATCCCACATGGGTACGAGCGGGTATCACACCAAGATCCCGACCGACCTCATCGACGGTGGAGAGGTTGAGGTCGATTATCACTTCGATCCGACTGCGGCGAATCTACAGCCACCCATCGCCGCTGCGCCAGAGACCATCACGATCACGCCGGCGGGTGGAAACGACACATTCGCATTCACCGGCTTCGTCACGGCGGTGTCCCGCGTCATGCCGTTCGAGGACAAGATGGTGGGCAGCTTCACTATCACGGTCGGCGACGACGTGACACACAACATTACCTGATCACGATTGCACGGAGGCACAATGGAAATCACGCGAGACGACTTGGGAAGGTTCGTTCCAGAGGTCAGGCCGGTCGCTCTCGACAATGGCGACACCGCGTTCGTGCGCGGCATGAGCGGCAGCCAGTACGAGGAGGTGCACCGCATCATCCATGCGGCGAATCAGAAGATGGACGGGAACCTGGACATTTTCCAGGTGCCGGACCTGCTGAGCCGCATCATGCTCTGGTGCTGGTGCGATGGGAGCGGCGCCCGCCTGTTTGACGAGGCGAACCGGGACGACTGGGAAGCGGTTGGTTCACTGAGGCTGGCAGTTCGCACTGCCATCGGCGAAGCGGCAATGGAGGCGTCCGGGCTCGGCGAGAAGGCCGTGGAGGATGCCGCAAAAAACTTCGAGAGCGCCCCGACCGGCTGATGTGGTTCCGGTTGTCGGCGCTATGGGGATGCACGGTCCATGAAGCACAGGCACGCTGCACGTCGAGGGAATTCTCGGAATGGATTGCGTTCTACGTTCTGGAGCCGTGGGGCAGCGAGATCGAGTGGCTACGTGTCGGCCAGCTTGCGTCGGTCATGGCGAATGCGTGGCGGGGCAAGGGAGGTCGCCAGTACGAGCCAAAGGATTTCGTG